AACGGTATGGGTTGAAGAATCAGAAATGACAGAAAAAGAAAGACAAGAAAACCCAGATTATAAAACTACTGGAGGATACCTTAAAAAGTTAGATTACAAAGAAGCTTTTATAAATTCTTACAATGAAGCACCAGAAGAAGATCGAAAAAAGATTTTTAATATACCTAATTTTGATGCAGATAAGTTTTATGAAATAAGCGGTATTGATGTTCGAGTGGACAATGAACTACAAGCAAAGAAAAAAGCTTTAATTGAAAAAGCCAACGAGCTATTAAAGCAAGCAGAACAACTTTAAATAAGCAATAAGGAAAAACAAAATGACAAAACGATTAAGTGTAATAACAGGTGAATACCAAGACAGAAAAACTGGCGAACAAAAAGGTGAATGGAAAAATGTTGGTATTTTAGGTGTTGATAAAAACGGAAATGAATACGTTTTGCTTGAGCCTGATGTAAGTATTGCAGGGCTTTTAATAAAACAAAACGCACTTGCAGCAAAGAAAGGTGAAGCGCAACGTGACATGTTAATGACTAAAGTTTTTGATAGTCAACAAGGTCAGCAGCAACAATCTACGCAACAATCTGCGCCACAACAGCAAGGCGGTTACCAACAACCACAGCAGCAAGGAGGGTTTCAACAACCTCAGCAGCAACAAGGCGGCTTTCAACAGCAGGGAGGTTATCAACAACAGCCGGGAAAGTAATAGACTTTGACGACTCTATACCATTTTAGACAATAAACAATCGCCACCTAGCATTCATATGTTAGGTAGGCTTTACTTTAAGTTATATGTATTAGGAGATAAAAATGATTGATTTTCTAATTAAACACTTTATACCAGGATTAAACGAAGATGAATAAACAGGCAGATATAGAAAAGGTAGCTACTAAAGTTGTATTTGTTATGGTGGCTGTATTGTTCGTAACTTTTTATGGTGGTTAATATGGAAACTATCTCTGAGTTTTTTTACAAAGAAGAAAAAATAAAGTCTTTAGAGCTTGAGCTTAAAAAAGCAAATAAAGAAATCAAAATGTTAACTGAAACCATCAAAAGAAGGGATGCTACCATTAAAAAACAGAAAAAAAACAATTCTTTTTTTAGAAGGTATTCTAGAACAAAGGTTTCAGTGTCTTTGTATAAAGAAGGGGTCAGCAAAAAAGTTATCTCTGAATGTTTGGGTATAACGGAGAGCACAGTAAGTCAAGCAATAAAAGGTGGCTGGTATGCGTAAATTATTCTACAAAGAAGAAGGTGAGGTTATTTATCTTACTTGGTTTACATGGTCTTTAATTATCATTGCGCTTCCTGTAATTTTTATAGGTTTAATAGCTTGTATTGGTGAAATAGTTGTGTGGTTAACTAGCTAATGATTAGTTACGAAGATGCAGAAAAGGCATTAAAGTATTTAGTCTCTACAGATGAAGAATACGCTAGAGCTAAAACTTTATACGATGCTTTAAACGAACAGCGAAAAACAATAGCGGCTATCGAGTATGGAAAGCTAGAAGGAAGCGCAGCAGAAAAGACACAAAAGTCTTTAGCTAGCAACAACTATCAATCGCACCTTCAAGCTATCCGTGATGCTCAGATTGAGTTTGAGACACTTAAAGCTAAACGTTTAACGCAACAGTCAGTGATCGAGATGTGGCGATCAGTAAATAGCGCTAGAAAAATGGGTAATGTTTAAATTAATTTAAAATAATTTGAATTAAGTGTTGTATTATTAAAATAGTTTGATATAATGGTTTCAAGAGTTAGGGCAAAGGGCGCTAACCTAACGACCTAGGGGGTCATCATGTTTTTATCTACTTTAACTTCTTCTTCTCTTCCTTTTTTTCATGCTATGAATGCGTTTAATATTGATGACATGGAAATTATTGTTGTTAAATCTGAATCATGGGGGGTTATGGTTGAGATTTTATCTGGTGATCATGCTGGAGTTTATGATTTCCATCCGAGCAACAACTCATTTATCGCGGCCTAGTGCCGCCATAGGATTTAATTATGGATATGCCTTGTACCTGTCCTGAGTGTGGCGAAATTGTAGAATTAAATGATATGCACAACACCGATGGTAAACTTTGCTATCACAGTATGGTTTGTGAGGATTGCTATGAAAACCTAGAGAGTGATGATTATGAGTAATATTTGGCAAGGTCTTATTGGTGATAACTTGGCAGACATAAATGACATTGTTGAGTTGGCAAGCACTACAGAGTTTAAGGTGGTAAGCGTAAAAAAGTGCAGATTGACAAAAGAGTGGCTTTATACACTAAAAAATACACGAAGCAAAAAAGTTACTGATTGCGTTCCAGAGGTAGAGCTAACCAAGGTTAACGGGGTTGATTTATTATGACGGCATCAAAACAAGCTAAAGAGTTAGGCTTAAAATCCCTAACTCAAGTAGGCGAACTAACAGGACAAAGTTTACAGACTCTAACTAATTGGTTTAACGATAAGCCAGAGTTGTTTGAAGTGGTTTTGATTGGCTGCAAGTCTAAATTATTAAAGGAGCAAGAAAGGTGATTAAGCGCAACGGTAAATCATTATCAAGACCAGATTGTTATGAATGCGGTGAAATGATATGCGGTAACGATTACTATCATAACGACAACGACAGATTAATATGTGGCAACTGTAGAATGAAATTAGCAGGCCATAGAATACATATAAAAATGATTAAGGGGTTTGCATGGCAAATCGTCAACAACCAAACGCAAAAGAAAAAAGATGGCTTGAAGCTGTATGTGAATTTATTAATACAGAAGGCTTGGGAATCTTATACGGGCCTGAATTCAAAGGTCGAACGGATTTCCAAATTCATCACGTAAAAGGTAGAACTTACAAGCATAATAAGGTTGCTATAGGGCACTGGTTTATATTGCCTGTACCAGTAGAGCTTCACGATGTACATAGTAATCATCCCGACAACGTGACACATTTTAAGCATAAATTTACTAAAAGGTTTGGCTTGCAATCGGCAATATGGGCTAATTTGTCAAATTTTATAATTCCGCTAGATGATATTCCATGCGGAGTTTTTGAAGCAATAATGGATACAAAAGCATGAGTTTTAGACGGGCGGCAAAGGTAGACAAAAATCAACCTGAAATAGTTAAAGCTTTGCGTAAAATGGGTTGGTACGTTTTGATAATTAGCCAGTTAAAGAATTGCTGCGATATAATTATTAGTAAAGATGGTGTTACTGTCGCTGTAGAAATAAAGGACGGAGATTTGCCACCTAGCCAAAGAAAGCTATCCGAAGGTGAATTGAAGTTTAAAAATGAATGGCAAGGTAATTATTTGATAATTGAGTCATTAGATGATTTAAATAAGCTTAAGGAATTGATAAAATGACAACGCATTCTAATGATATAGGAGTAATAGAATGGGAACATCAAAAAAGCCACCTGGAAACGGTGATAACGGCGGCGGAAACAATAACGGTGGAGGTAATAACGGCGGCTAATGTAAGTAATTTACTATTAGTTTTGTACGTTATATCTTACATCGTAACACGAAAGGCCGCTTTTATTGTGGCCTTTTTATTTGTTGAAGCAGTCGGAATGCTAGACCCTTTTGAGCACTATTTCATCGCACCAGCTGCAATAAATGTTACTTATGAATATTACTATTTTATCTATGCAGGGCTGTATTCGATATGTTACTTATATTTCTTTTTTATATACCAGTCCTTAAAAACTTGTTTAGGTTACTTTATACTTGTTTTATTTGAACTTTTAATGTGCTTTATAGAAGCGACCGAAATATTGGGGCAGGCAATTGAGGCGACTATTTACAACAATTATGAATACGTCATCATGGCTGTTCATATCTATATCATATCTACTTTTGTTCGCTGGACACCAATACCCCTTAATATTAAAGGGTTTGTTGGTCGCATCTATAGCAAGTTTTATAGTAGTTACTTTTATTCATGTCTTTGGTACAATTATCAACAAAGTCAAGTTAAAAAATTTTAAGCATGTCAATAGAGCACAAAGAAATAGCGGAAATAAGAGATAGACAATTAGCGTTAGAGGTTAGCGTCGAGCATCTAGCCAACTCAATAAAAGAGCTTCCAGAAAACATCTCTGACTTTGCTTTAGCGGTTCGAGATTTAACCTATGAAATAAAAGAAGATAGGCTAAAAAATGAATATAGAGATAAAGACCTTGCTATTCTAAAAACTGGCTACGAAGAAATGAAACCTGTCGTAGATAAGGCGAGGGAAACTCAAGAAAATAGAAAAAAGTTTTGGGATGGTGCTCTTGGCAACTGGGGTAAAATATTTTCCGGTGTGGTTGTTGCTATCGTTGCATTATATTTTTTTCCTAATGCAATCGAGATTATTAAAGGTAAGTAATACAATTTAAAAAGCAAAGGCTCCTACGTGATAAAAGAAAAAAAGATAACCCCTAACGCAATAGATAAGCTAATCGATGACTGTATAACTGAGCTTTGTTCTGATGACGTAACAAAGGGCGGTGAATGCTTACAAGAACTCGCGCAATACTGGGCCAAAGCTGGTCTTACTCAAAAATCATTTTTAGACATGCGGGAATATATTATCCTAAGCGCCGAAAGAAAAACCGACAAGGCATTTATTAGAGAAAAGCTTTCTAACTCTGAACGAGTCTTAAGAGAAAAAAGAACAGGCTCAATAATCATTACACATTAAGGTAGCAATATGACTGATAAAACTAAAAAGCCAACACAGGCTGAACAGCTAGAAACAACACAAGTCGAACTAAACAATTTAAAGATTGCGTTCGCTAAGGTTGCAACGCTTTGCGGTTACGGTAACCACTTAAAAGAATTTAATATCGATAAGTGGGAACCATCAAAAGAAGATATGCAAAAGAAACGCGGTTAACTCCGCATTAAGATTAATCACCCTATAAGGATGCTGATTATGACTAAACTCACCAATAAGCAAGAAATGTTCTGTAGAGAGTATCTTGTCGATTTAAACGCTACACAAGCAGCTATAAGAGCCGGATACTCTGAAAAGACAGCGGGTGCAATGGGTTTTGAAAACCTAAAAAAACCTGAAATTCAAGAACAAATCCAAATATTATTCGATGCACGCGCCGAGAAGGCCGAATTAAATTCTGAATGGGTGCTAGAGCGCTTAAAAAAAGTTGCTGACAGGTGTATGCAAGAAGAACCGGTCATGTCTGGTGGTGAGCCTACAGGCGAATATAAGTTCGATTCTTCTGGTGCTAATAAATCGTTAGAACTTATCGGCAAGCACCTTAAGTTGTTTACAGACAAGGTTGAGCAAGACACAAGTCTGACTGTTGTACGCAAAACATTTAAGGTTGAATCAAGTGGAAATAGCTCTACCTAACGAATGGGATTGCATGGAGCATCAAGTACCATTATGGAGTTACTTGGATGACGGTGGAAGACGTGCAGTTGCTGTTTGGCATAGGCGTGCCGGTAAAGATTCTACCTCGATGAATTACACTATCACTGAGGCTATGGATAATCCTGGCGTTTACTGGCATATGCTCCCTACGCAAAAGCAAGCGAGGAAAGTTGTATGGGATGGTATAGATAGGGCTGGTAGAAGAATGATTGACCAATGTTGCCCTAAAGAACTAAGGGTGGCTACTCGTTCTCAGGAGATGCAAATAGAATTAAAAAGTGGATCTATCTGGCAGTTATGCGGCTCAGATAATTTTGACGCTCTTGTTGGTGCAAACCCCAAGGGCGTTGTTTTTTCGGAATGGTCACTTTGCAACCCTAGAGCGTGGGATTATATCAGACCAATACTTGCCGAGAATGGTGGTTGGGCGATATTTATTTATACTGCACGTGGAAAGAATCACGGTTACACCATGGCAGAAATGGCAAAGAAGAATCCTAACTGGTTTTATTCATGCCTAACAGTTGATGATACTCGCCGACCCGATGGAAGTCCTATTATATCTGATGAAGCAATCAATGAAGATAGAGCCTCAGGTATGTCGGAGGATATGGTTCAACAAGAGTACTATTGTTCGTTTGATGCTGCTATTGTTGGTGCTTACTACGCTAAAGAAATTGCAGCGGCCCACAAAGATAACAGGATAGGTTTTGTTCCTATCGAACCCAACTTGCAAGTTCACACTTTCTGGGATTTAGGAATAGGCGATCATATGTCGATATGGCTAATTCAGGCTGTAGGCAAAGAAATAAGGGCTATTGCTTACTATGAAAATAACGGTGAAGGTATGGCTCACTATATCCATTACTTAAAACGTTTTGCGGAAGAGCATAATATTTCATATGGAACCCACCATGCTCCACATGATATAGAAGCAAGGGAATTGATGAGCGGCAGGAGTAGAAAGGACACCGCTCGCGATATGGGCATAGTGTTTCAAGTTGTGCCAAGGGTTAATAACATTGCTGATGGCATAGAAGCCACTAGAAAAATATTTCCTCGCGTATGGTTTGATGAAAACAGATGCGCACAGGGCATAAACTGTTTGGCTAGTTACCGTAGAGAATACGATGAAAAGCGAGACGTTTACAATGATAGACCAGTGCATGATTGGGCCTCTAATGGCTCTGACGCATTTAGGCAGATGGCTCAAGCTTGGCAAGATACATTTGCACAGCCTGATAGATTTACAATTTCGCAACCAGTACAGGCAGGCGGCTTTAATGTCTTTGGTTGAAATTGAAGAGTGGTATATTTGCTTTAAAGATGTGCCGACAAAACATTGGGTTCAGCGATTTCTAAAGAAGGGCTTTTACCATTGCTATGCTTTTAAGCTATCGCCTGGTGGTCAATTCTTGATGGTGGCTGAACCAATGAGATCGCACCTACATATTGACTTAGTACCAGCAAATGATGAAAATTTAAACATACTGCTAGACTGCAATAAATATGTTAAAGTTATCGTCAAGATAGACACAGCAAAAGATAGAGGACATTTCTGTCGATTTAATTGTGTCGAGGTTGTTAAGTCATTAATTGGGTTAAAGTCTTTCTGGACGTTTACGCCATACCAGCTATACAAGGAGCTATTAAAATGAGCGCTTTAGAAAAACCATTTAGAACTGGAAGAAGTTCAGCTAAGCGAGCGCAAAAAGAGCAAAGCCTACTTATTCAAAAGCAAAGGCAGCAAGATGAGCTGGCATTGGCTGAAGAAGAGGACGAAATCGCACGTAGACGACAGCTATCCAAAACAGGCGGTCGTCGTTTATTAATTCAAACCTCTGAAGTCGGTAGCAAGTCGAATAACTTAGGCGGGGTGGTGTAATGCCT